GCTCACTAGATCCTGAATTGCGCATGGTTAGATTGACCAGCGATATGCTTTCATTTTATACTCACGAGGATTGGAAACCTTTTTGGCAATCTACTGATATTCAAAAGATGTTAGCTGATTGGTTTGCTCCTATTGGTGAAACAGCCCGAGCAAATGATGTGCGTTTATCATTTCATCCTGGACAATTCACAGTTCTTGCGAGTAGCCGCGAAGAAGTAGTAAATAAGAGTATAGAGGAATTTGAATATCATGCAGATATGGTCAGGTGGTTGGGATACGGCAAGACTTTCCAAGACTTTAAAATCAACGTACACATATCAGGTCGAGAAGGTCCAGCCGGTATTAAAGCCGCACTTCAACGTCTCTCACCAGAGGCGAGAAACTGTATTACTATCGAAAATGACGAACTCACCTGGGGAATCGACTCTAGCCTCGAATTGGCACACGATCTCGCTTTGGTGTTAGATGTGCATCACCATTGGGTACACACAGGAGAATATATTGAAGCATCTGATGACCGTATTAAAAGGATTGTTGATAGTTGGCGAGGTAAGCGTCCTACTATGCATTACAGTGTATCTCGCGAAGACGTACTCGGAGATTTTCCCGGAGACCAGCGCCCCGATCTTGCCACTCTACTAGCTTCTGGACACAAGAAACAAAAGCTCAGAGCCCATAGTAACTATCTGTGGTCAGACGCAGTTAATGATTGGGCATTGACATTTCTAGAGGAATTTGATATAATGTGTGAGTGCAAATCTAAAAACTTAGGGTCTCGTCAACTCTATGATAGATATACTAAAAATCAAGGAACAATTAATGCTTAATAAATTTAAAAAATGGTTTACATCTGAACCCGAAACACCCCCTCCTGTAGATATTCCACCCGTTGCAGTAGTAAAGGAGAAGAAACCACGGAAGCCTCGTCCTCAAAAGGTTGAACCTCCACCGCCAACTGCTAAAGAAACCGCCACACTCAACAACCAACCATATATCAACATACTTAAAGTAGAAATCGACCCAACTGATATTAATAACGGGTCATTTGAGTTGGATTGGAATGACAAATTTTTGTTGAATCTAATCAAAGCCGGATACAAGATGCGTGATGATGATGCTGATACGGTTATCGTGGACCGTTGGTTTCAGACGGTCTGCAGGAATATTGCTTTAGAAATCTACGAACAAAATCAAGCTGATCCCGATAACCGAGATGTTCGGGTGATTAGGAGTAGGGATTTGGGTAATGGTAGAACTGAGGTAAGTTAGAAAAAGATTGACTTTAATTATGGTTTAATGTATAATAGTTTTTCATAGACTTTGGAGTTTTAATGAAGTATGCCCTAATCGATACAGCAAATACGTTCTTCCGTGCCCGACACGTTGCATCACGCAACAGTGATACTTGGGAAAAGATCGGAATGGCACTACATCTTACGCTATCGTCTGTTAATCAGGCTGTTCGTAAATTTGGAATCGACCACGTTGTCTTTTGCCTCGAAGGCCGCTCGTGGCGGAAAGATCATTACAAACCTTATAAAGCCAATCGTACTGTTGTAGCTCAAGCATTGACGGAGACGGAACAGGAAGAAAATAAGATGTTCTGGGAAACGTATGAATTGTTTACTACATTTCTACGTGAAAAGACCAATGTCAGTGTTCTGCGTGACGCAACTGCGGAGGCTGATGACCTCATCGCTCGATTTGTGCATCTGCATCCAGATGACAATCATTACATTATTTCAAGTGACACGGATTATGTACAGTTGATCAGTGAAAATGTACAGCAATACAATGGTGTTTCAGGCCAATTGATTAAACTTGATGGTTATTTTGATGACAAGGGACGCATTGTCAAAGATAAGAAAACTAAAGAGCCAAAACTGTTGGGTGAACCAGCGTTTCATTTATTTGAAAAATGTATGCGCGGAGATGCGACTGACAATGTATTCAGTGCTTATCCGGGAGTCCGCACAAAGGGCAGTAAAAATAAGGTTGGATTGATTGAAGCCTATGCCGATAGGAATAAACAGGGCTTTAATTGGAATAACATAATGCTACAACGATGGGTAGACCATAATGGCGAAGAACACCGAGTACGTGACGATTATGAACGTAATCGTACCCTAATCGATCTAACTGCCCAGCCTGATTCAATCAAGGAATCAGTTGATAAGTCAATCGCCGACAATGTCCGCAGAACTATTACACCTCAGGTTGGGGTGCATCTTATGCGGTTCTGTGGTAAGTATGAACTTACTAAAATCAGTGAACAAGCGGAAACGTATGCTAAGTGGCTGAATTCTGCATACAAAGGCAACCTCACCGTTGCGTAAAATAATACATTGGGAGAATATCATGGACAAGAATGGAATTGTAATTACTGGATTGACACCAAAGCAAGTTGCTATGCTTGATACAATGTGGGCGATTGATTCTGAAGATGATTATCTAGAGTGGCGAGATACGCTGAGTGGCGATGAGGTTGCAATGGCTGACCAGCTAATTCAATTGTTGTTGGTTGAGATTGATGATAACATCGATACCGATGACCTATCTATGACCACTGCCTATTTGAAAAAGTATATGCTGTGAGTAAAATTTACTATGAAAAAGTCGGGAATAGGTACAACCCTATAGCCGAGTACGACGGTGACTATCTGGCTAGTTTCCCAAAGGGTGACCATCTTGTAATGTGTTATCCTGGTGGGATTAGTCGTAGGTACAATGTCAATCCCAACCACGCTGCTATGATTGCTGCAGGCCGAGTTGCCGAGAATGCTATTTGCAAGGCCATCAGTAAAGCAAGCGAACTACGACCACAGCGAACTCCCATTACAGAAGGTCAGCGCAAGGCCTGGAATAAACTTGCTAAAGAGTTTGGAGATGATCTTTGCACCCTGAGCGGGCTATGTATCCAAGACTGTGTAGAAGCAGGTGTCCAGGCCATGATCGCCGAAGCCGAAAAGCTAATGCAGAACGAGGCAGTTCGAAAGGCATATGACCATTTTAGGTTGGTATGTGAACTGACGAAAGACCATGCTACATTGTAAGTTTGTGATTGACATACCATGGATTCAAGATACCTTCAAAAGTATCTTTAGCCGTAGTGGAGTTATTACGAAAAACAAATGTTGGGAGATAGAGCTAACTCGATTTTCTGAAAATCTATTATATTTTGAATGTGATCTTCATTGGCGAGGTAGGGATCATGCTGGCCCCGAAATAACCATAGGCTTGCTAAGTTACGTATTTTCTGTTAAAATATATGATAATAGACATTGGGATTATACTAAAGGAACATGGAATATATGAAAACACTAATTGCAAAACCGGTGATTAAAAATCAATACTGGGTTGTCACTGACGGTGACAAGAAAGTTGGAAATGTTATTGCCAACGGTACTGGGGTGGATCTTAAAATAAACGGGATCAATACTCATTACACTAGCACTACTGAACTAAAACGTAGTACCCGTATTGAGTTTCAAACACTAAAAACCAATAAAACAAAGATAGAACTACCATTCTCACATTATCCAACTACAGAACCGGTACATAATTCAATTTTAGATATTAAGCGCAGGGTGCATCTATACACTAAAACGCCAAACAGTAAATGTTTTTATGTAGCGGGATGGTTTGTAGTCGACCAGTCTGGAGAGAATGAGATTATTTTTTGTCCCAAGTACATCTTCATTCAACGATATAAGTACTCGGGCCCTTACAAAACACGGACTGAAGCAGAAAATGTGATAAATAATCTATGATTCACGTGAAGAGGTTCATTGATAAGGTTTCTATCTTAGAGAGTAAGCAGGGTAAGGATGTTGTTATTCCAATCATTGAGGCTCGCGGGCTACGTGACGAATTAGCAAAGATCCTTGCTGACCATTATTCAGCTAGCTTAGATAAACCACCTATCGAGAACCCCGTCATACAAATCGATATTAAAGGCGGATCTTTTAAATGAGTCGAACTCACCCAAAAGTGCTACTAGAAATAGTAGACAAAAAAACATATAAATGCGATCAGGTGGTAGAAGCCTCTGGCATTTGGGCTGTGTTTTATGATGGTCAGCCGATTAATTTGAAATCTCAACATTATTTGGATAGCGAGTCGACTCCTAAATACAAAAAGACAAGTTTCTCTAATCCTGGACATGCCAGAAATCTATGCAGGAAGCTTAACAGTCAATTTAAAACTACGTTGTTTACCGTGATGTTTATGAACAGTGGGTCGTGCGTATACCCAGATGACCAATCGTAAATCAATAAAACAACAAATTACTGAAGCTGTTTTAGCCGAGATACCCAAACATTTGTCCACTGATCACGAATTGCTGATCGAGGATGTTATATTCAAATGGTGGAGTACCGGTAGGCAAGATGGGCTACGGCTTACAGATCGTGGAGTATCGGCCTTTACGCTGGCCGAAATTGCTTATTATGATTTTCCTTTGGTCCAAGAAGGACAAAGCTATCATAGCTTTCTCTTAGAGTTGACTAAAAAAATTAGATGCCCGTATTATCTAAATACGCAGAAAAATGTCAAGCCACACAAGCCCTATATTAGATTTTATGATAGCAAAATAGCTATGATGATGTCACTGTACGGTGACTTAGAAAGTTATCTGGCTTCAGTGAAAATACCACGCTAATACCAGGCGCCCTCATTGCGCATTCGTTTAATAAAAGTCAAGTAGGTACTACATACCCCAAAGCAGCGTAGGTGTACAGTGCTTAGCATTCCTCTATCCTGTATCTCGGGAAGGAATACAATGCTAGTGTCGTTTATTGGGACGGGCCCAGGAGTAATAATTTTCCCACTACTGGTAGTCACGGGAGTGCTCTCAGTGATATTGGGGAACCAAAAATAGTTTGGATATAGTTTAATTGGTTGTGCAGCAACCCAAGTTTGCATATCGTCATTCATCGCATTAATCCAAAAACGAGAACCTTGTATATACTTTTCGGTTACTTGCGTTAGTGGTTGGTCAGTACCCAAGTATAATATGTCATCTACACGCCAAACATTAACCATACAACTGAACCCAGAATTGAATGCTCTGCCTAGTTGATCAGGTGTTCCCGCGTCTTGTAAATTAGTACCATCGTAAATGCCCAAATAAGATATATATTGCATTTATTATTTATTCTTGTCAACGGGATGATGTGCTAAAACGTTATATATATAGAGAGATTAATTTTCTCTATTCATTCACTTTAAAGGAAACCAAAATGAAAAAAATCGCTACCCTCATTGCTACCCTAATCACCGCTACTGCATTTGCTGCTGATGCACCCGCTCCTGCAGCCCCTAAGGCAGCTGCCGCCCCCGCTGCTAAGGCTGCTGTCGCTGCACCCGCTGCTTCAGCCCCCAAAGCTGATGCTGCTAAGAAAGACGGAGTTAAGTTGGCAAAAAAGAAGTCTGATGCTACCAAAAGCGAAGCGGCCCCAACTGCCCCTGTCAAGGACGAAAAAAAGGCAGCACCTGCTGTTGACGCAGCAAAAAAGTAATCTAAGTTTTCAGGACTGTGACTTTCTTATCGGTCCTGATGAACTAGATTTACATGTTGGTTACCGTAAAGCTCAAATTGTTGCTGATATCGATGGCGATGAAGAACTTTCCGACTATGTAAAGACTAGATTATTACTTGCTCGCTTGTTGGCAATGAAAAAGTATGACGAGAAATGGGGCTAGTCCCTATTTCTAAATACATAACTATTTTACATAGAACATACGCATAAATAGTAATACAGTTAGAGTTCTGTAAAAACTCAACTACACACACAGGAGAAAAATATGTTTAGTACCTTCACTCACGGTGCCGTTGACGCTATTCAAGCGGCCAAAACCCAATTTGTTACAACCTATATTCAACATAAAGGTATCAGTAACGCTCTAACTTCATTCATTGATGCGCAAGGCGCATACACCAAATCTGCTATTGACGCAGGAATGAAAACCGCTAGTGCTCTTGGAACAATTATGTCTTCTCAGGCATGTTTTGATGAGATAATGAAACCTTCGAAAGCCAAATAATCATGGTGCTAATAAAAACACTAAAAGCATTATTCGGAGTGGTGTCGAGGAATACTTATGGCGCTAACCTAGAACGATACATTACCAGCCGTAGCCCACAGAATGTTGGTGATATTGATCGGTTAACATTTGAATATGAGTTATCGGCAAACAAGAGGTTTCTATGAACCAATGGCAACCAATGACCGGCTGGTGGCCCGTCTCTGACGAAGAATGGGAACGATTGAATTACCCCGAAAAATTTCAAGATAAAGGATACTAATATGTCTGACACTAAATTTAATTTACCAAAAATGCCCGAATTCCGGGCAACAAAAAACGGATACGAACTACGGACAGACATCCTGGCAATGGCTAAGGATATGGTTAGTTCAGACTATCAATATAAGTTTCAAGGTTGGGAGCTTAGTGCGCAACGCGATGAGAAAACAGGGCAACTTGTTACCACAGTGGGCATGCCTGAATTTCCCGGCCTCGACAAGGTTCTAGAAACCGCCCAAAAGATGTATGACTTTGTAAATCAGTCAACTAACAAACGGTAATCTAGTTAACCACACATAAATGCCCTCGTTTTGAGGGTATTTTTTTGGCTGCAGAGGTTGACAGTAAATCATTTTGGGTATATAATACATACTTAGACAGTTAATTAAAGGACTCAGCAATGACTAAGCAAGACTGGACGATGGCTATTTACAAAGCAGACAAGCGCACACTGACAGGTGATCGTCTGATTTCATCGACCGTTTGGCGTGATCGGGATGATCGCTCAATGTGCCGAGAAATTGATGGTTTGAAGTCTTTATATCCCGCCAAGAAGGGCTATCGTTTTGATTATTATCCTGCTAAAAAGACAGTCAAAAATCTGATGTCCGGTCAGGACGTGGTTATTGATAGTGACACCCCTTGGTGCTGCGACCCAAGTTCGGAGACGTATTGGTCTATGTAAACGGTTGACGGTAAATGGTCTTTCTGCTATAATACATACTTAGACAGTTAATTAAAGGACTCGAAATGTCGTTCACACAATATATGCTTGCGTTTTATGGTGCCGATGGCGTTTATCCCATGGGTTTCACTGGGGCCCAAATTAACTTTGCTACCCAACTTTACAAGTGCCGTATGCCTGAAGGGCAAACTTTCGAGGGTGATAGCCACGATCGGGAAGCAGTCAGGGACCTCATCCTGTCGCTGAACGAGGAATTTGTTATTTAACGGTTGACAGTAAATCGCAGGTAGAGTATAATACATATTCTCTAGTGAAAAAGAGTAGTTAATGGAAAAAGACATCGACCCCGGTAATATTCAGTTTATACAAAATAAACTTCAATATGAGGGGGAGGACTCTCTCAAGCTCTGGTACGATGGCTTAGAGGACTATATCCAAGAATACGTCATTGATTTGCTTAGGCTTCGTGCTATCGAGTTGAATGATCTGGCACAAACCTTGCAAGGAACCTTCACTGAATCCGACAGTGTCCTTAGCAAATTCATAGCTAGGTGATCCCGGATGAATATCACAGTGGTACACAGGGTGGCTGAGAAACGAGAATTAATTCGTGCGGTAGCCTCTTATTTGGCTCAAGTTCTCAAAATTGACAACAGCCGCTACAATCTCATCATTTACACTGTCCCCGGAATGGCCAAGAATAGCGGGATGAACGGCGCCATTAGTAAAACAGGTGACCGTGAATTGCTGATGGCCCTTGACAGTCGGCTGTCCCTGGAGCAACTGTGTACCACTATCTCTCACGAAATGGTTCACGCTAAACAGCACGCTAAGGGGCAACTTAAACTCTATACCAAACGTAACGGTGAGGTTGGATTTAAGTGGTTGGGCCGCAAGTATTACACTGACTATTTTGACTGGCCTTGGGAACTAGAGGCATTCAGCCGTGAACGTATCCTGACAAATAAAATCATCAAACTGATAAAAAACGGTTGACAATAAATCGTTTTCTGTGTATAATACGTAGTATTGAAACTGAGCAATTGGAGAAACAAATGGTTCGCTATCAACGTCCGGTTCTGAATCTTAACGCTGATGATGTTTGGGCTGCGGCTTGTGCTGCACAACGCATCAATGGTTCTTACCTCAAAGAGATTTTGGGAGATGCCATCGGTGAAACCAATCGGCAGATCGTTGCTCGGTGCCTGGCTGATACTACCCTAATCACTGAGGCTGATCGGGAGCAGGCGATTGCGGTTCGTCGGTATTACAAGGCCCTTACGTTTAAGATTTTGCAGGGCAAAAATCTTAACGAGTTTGATAACAACGCCATGGTGATAGCCAATCGGGATATCATTGCTGGTAATTACGATGTTGCGGTGATAACTAGTCTCCCGGGTTGCTATGTGCGAGCTATCGCCCGCGATGGCGTTACTCGGCGAGTGGAGCAGGCGACTGGTGGGTATGTTGGTGCAATCGGTTCTAAGGTAACCCTCACTATCGAGGTTATAAAGTCTAATTACTCCCAACAATGGGGAGTTTACTTTAACACCGGCGTTACTAGTGATGAAAAGGTTGTGTTTTTTAGCTTTAAGAACCCCATGACTATTGGTAGCAAGGTGACGGTAGCCGGTACCGTCAAGGCTCATCGTGACAACAGCACACAATTGAACCGAGTGAAAAGCTCATAAAAGGAACTGATAATGAAATTGCTTATTGATACCCCACTGGTCTTCGTAGCGTATTACGAAATTGGAACCACTGAACAGGATATCCGTGAAACCAAGGAGTGCTGGGATGGCACCTGCGAGGTGCTAAACAAGTTTGGCGTCAACTACACCTTGGTTTATCGGGCGCATTGTTTTGAGTTCATGGTTAAGGTGCAAAAAATCGTGTTGGAGGATGCGGACATGAATGAGCTACTATATGATGGATTGTGGGCATTGGATTTGGATTTCCGCTTTGCTGGACTGGGCGGCCGAGGTTGCGAAACTACATTCAATGTCTTCCAACGTGTGGTGTCAGAATGAGTAAATCCTCCTGTATTGCGATGGAGGACAATGGAGTATTCAAGGGTATCAGGTGTCAGCAGGGTGGATTGCAACAACTAGGTAATATCCTTCACACTGCCTATCAGGGTAGCGCAGTTAACAAATTGATTTCTGCTGGGGGACTAATCAGTATAAACCCATTCATTCCAGATCCAAGCGGGACAGCAAAAACCTTTACCAAATTGGCTGATCTTCGATGGGCATTTGTCACCTGCAAATACACCTACTTGTGGATGAACAATGCGTGGATGCTGAGTATCCTTAGTGAGGGACCAACTGAAGGCAAGTTTACTCCACTTCTATCTTCGCTAAAAAAGCTAGCCTAAAAGTTGACAATAAATGGCTCCTGTGCTATAATACTTGTATTGAAACGCTGAACTAAGGAACTGAACATGTCCAAGAACGTTAATATGTCACAAGCTGTTGCCCAATCTGTCTGTCAATATACTTCTCTCAGCACTGCTATCCGACAAGCTGCTACCCGAGTGATCGATCGGCAAGTTGGCAAGGGCAATGAACGGCAGGATGCGGTTATGTTTAGTGTGGGTTATATGGAAAGTGCGTTGGCAAGCTTGCTTGCTACGTTGCCCAAGACTCGGCAGGCTTCATTCATTGAAGAATTGAACCGAATTGCGCGAGTCTAAAATGACATACCAAGAAGTGCTGTGGCAGGGTAAGTTTGTTTGGGTTGTTGGCATCCTCTCCAAGAGCGGCCGCATTCATCGCGACCTTCGCAAGTATGTGGGCCGTGGTGGCATGGTCCTAGGCGAGTCCAAGAATGGCCGTCTGCTTGTTCAGTTCAAAGGTCATACCCGGGGCATTCCAGCAGGATGTGTTGCTGAGTACGGCACTGTGAAGACTGCGGGAACTACCCGAACTTGACAATAAATGGCCCTTGTGCTATAATGTACTCATACAGTGAGAAACAAGGAGCAAGTGATGACCTTCCCCCGAGCGTATGAACGAACAAGTGATAGGTTGCTTCAAGATCAATCTTCAAAGGGCACTCGCCCTTGTGTCAGGTTTATCGGTACTCATGTTTATGTGGGCACTCAAAGTCGGCATCGTGAACGGGCCAGCAGGCAGTGGCGCATGTTCTGGAGACTAAAGGCTTTGTATAGTTGACAAGAACGGTCAACTACTAGCGTAGCCTGTGTACAGTAATTCCGGATCTGGGTATAATGGTTCTATCAAATCAAGAAAGCAACAAGGAGCGAATATGAACAAACAATGCTACATCAGATTCTATCAGGACCTGCACGTTCTCTATGACGACCGTTATATCAGACTCTCCTTGTTCAGGTTTGAAGATGGGGATCTGTGCTGTCATTTAGGCGGGCCTGTTGGCTGGGAACTCAGCTACACAGGTCCCGAAGCTGAGGACAAGTTCAATGCCGTGTTGGCCCTGGACCGTGAGCTGACATGGGAAGACCTCAAAACTTTTGGCTTCACCCAATACGGTTGACAAGCTCTAAGATCCTTGCTATAATACACACATGAACAACGCAAAAGGAAGCAAGATGAACGAACGAATTCTAGAACTTGCCCGCGAAGCTGGACTGCTAGTCCACAATCCAACAGGCGTTCCGACTAAGCTAGATAAGTTCGCCCAGTTGATTGTGCAGGAATGTTGCAATCAACTAAGAGAGATTGATGCTATGGCAATTAGGAAACATTTCGGAGTTGAAGAATGATTCACTTTTTGAATATCACGATTCAATGTAAGGGTGGAGATGATTTCCGCGCTTTTTTGGATTGGGCAGACGACGAATGTATGACCCGCTATCAATTGCGTGGTTATGGAGATACTCCAGGCAGGGCCGCTGATGATGCTTGGACAAGATATAATGGGGATCGTGATACCTATATAGCATATGAGGAGAAGTGGGAATGAACGACCGAATTCGCAAGATAGCTATAGAGGCCGATGCCTGGTGTGACAAATACTATTTTGGCGATAAATTCTATGATATTGAGTGGGAAACAAAGTTCGCCGAGTTGATTGTGTTTGACTTACTGGGTGAATTGACTAATGACGATACACTGGGGCCGGCCCGCATTGAAACTATTCGTCAACTGGCACAACGATACGGAGTATCACGATGATTACAGATCAACAACGATTGGTGAATTATCTGCAAGCCGCAATCGACGCCTTGTTGCTGGTGATTGATCTAGAGCAGAAGATAACGCACAATGCGCACCCAAACTGGACTTACAGTCAAATCCTAAACGACCTGCGATGCCAGTTGGATGGCGAGTGGGCCCTGCTTCGTAGGCAAGAGGTCCTGGGATGATAGGTTGACAATAAATGGCTCCTGTGCTATAATATCTTTATACAGTGAGAAACAAGGAGCAGCAAATGGTCAATGTAATCGTTATTGGTACTGACAGTCAACGCATCACCGTCCTTCAAGCGCCATCAGAGCAAGCCGAAAAGGTAGCCAGGGAATTCCTGAGCAAAACCGGGCTGAAGTTTATCACTGACATCTTCAGCATGGGCGAATACCGAGTTTGGGCTGAATATATCGGTTGACAATAAATGGCTCCTGTGCTATAATATCTTTATACAGTAAGAAATAAGGAACTGGAAATGAACTCGACATCTATGACCAAGCGTGACGAACTTTATTGCGTGTATTGGGATATGTATAAAGACGCATATGGCGTTCGTCCTCGTGGTATCAACACTGACTCTTGGACTGAGGTCCAATTCAACGATGCGTTGGATGAGTTGGAGCGTGTTATCGAGGCCAGCGAAACCGCTCGCAAGGAAGATGAGGCTAGGGCTATCCTCAAGTTTGAAGACAGCGTGGCCAATCTTTTGACCACTGCTACAAACCGGGAGCGTGTGATTGCTTGGTTGATGCGGGAAGCTGAAGCCGAGGGCGACCCCGAGTACTTCTGCTACAAAAAGGGTCTCCCATATGGCTACTTTAATCGGGCAGTTTAAAAATGAACACAATGACCGGAATTGAACTGCTAGCCAACGAAATCGCAAGCCTCAATAGTCAAACACTTGACGATCTCGCTGACCTGCTGTTGAAACAATACAAGACACGGGCCGAGGCGTTTGAATTCAGTCTGTGGACGGCTAGGCTGGATATGATGAATACCCAAGTTGACATTATGGCTGTTTAAGCCGCCTATACACAGGCCTCTGAAATGTATAACTTCACCCCCAATCAACTTGACACCATACACGATATGCTGGCGATCAGCACCGCATATCGCTGGTATCACGAACTTGATGAAAGCACTGGCATCAATACAACTGATGTAGAGGAATGGGTGATCGAGTTCTTCAATGCCTACAACAAAATAAACCCGGGAACCTATTAAATAACTGGTTGACAGTAAATGGTGCCTGTGCTATAATAGCTTTATACAGTGATTAGTAAGGAGTTGAAAATGCGTACAAAAACTTTGGTCTACGGTCTCAAGAACAGCCAAAAGATCCGCGTGATTCTTAACGGTGTGGGCATCTATATGACAGTAGGCGAAATTGCCGGCAAGTTCGCTACTTCGGCGCACTGCATTGCGGTGTGGACGGTGACTGAGACTCTGGTGCGTGACCGTCGTATTGCCCGAGAAAACGGTCGACTTATTCCTACTGGATTAGCAACGAGGTTGGATAGCAACAGCCCTGGATATCGTGGCACTGAGATTGACGTTCAGATCGACCTCCTAGAAGGTTGACAGTAAATGGTGCCTGTGCTATAATAGCTTTATACAGTGATTAGTAAGGAGTTAGAAATGTCTGAGTTTACATTCATCGTCGGTACTGAAAAGTTCAAGTTCTCTGCGGAGACGGCATTCAAGGCCATGGAACTGTGCAATCGGCAGGTGATCGACAAGAAGGATCTGCATCCCATGGCTTGGGACCCGGCTGGAAAAAACACGTTCCAATGCTGCCCCGGCAACTATTTCGATTGATCGGAGTTGACAATGGATCGAGTTCAAATGATGGTCGCGGGTAGGTTAGCTGAAGTTGATGCTGATATGGTCAAGAAAATGATAAAGAAGGACGAGTTGGTGGCCAACGCTCTCCGCCTTCAACAGGATCGCAAGCTCAACTCGGTGTCGGCCTATGACGCTATGATGGCTGCCGATAAGATCACCATGCAGATTATTCGGTTGAATAGAACTATTCGTAAGACAGTGAGGTTCCTGTAATGCGTAAGCTAGTTTGCCCCAAGTGTCAGGGATCCATGGAAATTAGCCTCGAAGCTGATGAGGTCAACTATTCTTGGAACAAGGGCAAGACACACAAGCCCTGCAACAACTGCGGTGGCCAATATCAATGGGGAAGGGCAACAGGAAAAGTCTCCGTTCGCCCAGATGGCGAGGCGTGCTTGCACGAATACACAGGCAAAAATATCGGCCGCTGTCTTACTGCATACTCTTGTCGGCATTGTGCTGAGGGATTTACCATCGACAGCGGTGACTAGGATTTGACAATAAATCACTCCTGTGCTATAATAGCTTTATACAGTGATTAATAAGGAATTGAAAATGCTTAACACACTTAATGACTTTATTGTGCGCGTTGAAACATTGACCGACATTGCCGATGCGTACAAGGTTTTTGAAACCGAGTGTTCAAATTACCTACGAGGCTCTATTTATTTGTTTGCGGATGAAGGCGAACCCGAACCCTTTCGGGCTGCTATGCACAATCTGGGCTTTGACTCGTACTAAGAGGAGCAGGAGATATGACTAAGTTTCTTTACATTTTGATACCCGTGGTGTTGTCTATTATCTCTGCTTGTAGCACGGTAGCTGGTGCAGTGCGTGGCGCTGGCGAAGATGTAAAGTCAGGAACTGACACAGTGTCCAATTGGATTAAATCAACAACCAAATGAAAAACTTTATTTTAGGTACCATATTTGGCATTGTGATCGCCACAGTAGGTTTTAGTGGCATTGCTAAACTGCTGGATAACGGTGTCAACAAAGTAAAAACCACAGTCCAAGAACAAGCCAAAGATTGACAATAAATCACTCCTGTGCTATAATAGCTTTATACAGTCGAGAACAAGGAACAGATTATGTGGAACAAAGAAGGCAAGACGATCACTGCGATGTATCAAGGGCAGCAGGTTACTGGCACCGTTGAACTCAGTCGCGTGAAATACGGCGGCAAGGTTCAACACACCCTGCTCTTGGACAAGCCGGTTCAACTCAGGTGGCGCACGGAGCCGACTGATCGCTTGCTGATCGACGAAGACGAGGTCGGTTGACCAATAATTCCCGTTCTGCTATAATACACGCTTACTAGGAGATTTATGAGATTTGAAGTCAAAGTGTGCGACAGCATCTACAATGTAATGTTCATTGCCCAGGTCGATGACATATACGTGTCGGTTTTCTCTCCTCTGGTCAAGTCCTTTACGAGTTCCATCAAGAGGGTTCACCCGGGCGAAGGCAACTGCGGTGAGCAGAACGAATACGAAGCGACTTACTCGGGAATCTGTATCAAGTACCCGGACTTTGTCAAACTGATGAACAACATAGACATTTAAAATGAAGCAAGAATTACAAAAATTTGTCAAGGAAAACCCGAAGCTGGTGACGATGCGTGAAACGTCCCCGGGCCTGTTCGTGTTGAAGTACAAGAGGAATGTGTTCTACGACAATCTGTGGAACGACTACCTCGAGGAATGCCGCGGAACAATCGTTGATGAAAACTTCAGTCTATAACACAGACGAGCCCAACAAGGATCAAAAAATGACATTGCTGCAGGACGAGTCAAAGGAATTGAGCAAATGGTTTGCTAGCCGAATAGATGCTATGTGGGTTTTGCGCAAGGTTTATAATGACAAGTCCTGTGCAGATACCGTACTAAATAAGTGAATAACGCAAAAGGAAGCAAGATGTTTGAACAAGCTGCTAGAACAATTTTTATCATGACCGTAATCGGCCTAACACTAATCGGATTGGCTAAGTTCCTACAATGAAACTCATCGTTGATCTAACAGTGATCAGTCTGCTTGGACTGTTCGTGATTATGAATTTGGCATTGTTCGTCGCATCATTCTTTTAAGGGGCATAAGATATGGAAAAAGTTATCAAAGGTGGGCAAGTGGCGGTGATCATTTCTTGTGAGTACGGCAGCGGCTGGTATTCATGGCATGGCATTGAGAACCTACTGTATGATCCCAAGATCGTTGCAATCCTAGAAGATACAACTATCGATAAGTTTGCAGCTTGGGAATGGATCAGATCCTATGCTAAAGCATTGTATCCTACTCAGTTCTTTAGCGGCGAAGATCGACTCGCCGTGCGATGGGTTCCCGTCGGCGCTAAGTTCCGCATCAGTGAGTATGACGGAAAAGAAAGCATCCTTCTGCAAACCGCAGAACAATGGCTTACTGCTTAATCATTCATAAGGAGACGAAAATGTTTGCATGGTGTGTGGTTGCAGTATTGGTTGGGTTTGCAGTCTTGTTCACTGTTACGGATGAGTGGTAACACAAAAGACTTACTATGAGATTAATAGCTGATGAAATTAATGGTGTGTATGTCTGGGTTGATGCTGCTGAAATTGAAGTGAGCCCTCATTTTGATTATGAGGTAGATGCGGTTCGATGGCTAGAAGATTTTGAAGCCGCTCAAGCTGGCAAACAATTTGGTTGACAATAAATAGAACCTGTGCTATAATATCTTTATACAGTAAGAAATAAGGATCAGAATATGTCAGTTATGAGCCAACTAAGTCAGCAAATCCAAGAGCGTTTAGAGCAAGGTGAGAGCGCCGAGAAAATTGCTACTGCACTGGAAGTGCCCTTGGAGTGGGTTGTGTTGCAATCGTATGAGGACTCTGTCCCACTAAGTATGCTTGTACCGGGAACAGTGTTGCGGAAGCGGAGTGCGCAATGATTAGAAAGATGGCTACCATTCGTAAGATTGATGAACTCAGGCTAATCCCTGATGCCGATTCAATTGAAACCGCTGTCATCGGTGGATGGACTGTAGTGGTCAAGAGAGGCGAATTTGTCGCGGGCGATCTTGCAGTCTACTGTGAAATTGACTCTTGGATCCCCACGCATCTTGCTCCCTTTCTAAGTAAGGGCCGCGAGCCGCTAGAGTTTAATGGCATCAAGGGTGAGCGGCTGCGTAGTGTCCGATTGCGCAAGCAATTGAGTCAAGGCTTGCTGCTACCAATGTCTTGTCTCACTAATTTTGGGGCTGACCTGTGGGAAGGTGCTGATGTTTCGGAGACTCTCGGTGTCGTGAAATACGATGCTCCCGTTTCCGCGCAAATGGCAGGCGATGCGGTTGGGTTGTTCCCCGGCTGGATCCCAAAGACTGATCAGGAACGCATTCAAAATCTTACCAATGAATTAGCAGAGTGGCGTACCCAAGACCTTACTTGGGAAGTTACGGAAAAGCTAGATGGATCATCAATGACGGTTTTTGTGCGTGATGAGGAAGAGGGGGTTTGTTCGCGGAATCTTCAACTCCGCGATAATGCTACGAATACAATGTGGCAAGTGGCTCGCCGCGAACAAATCATTGAAAAGATTAGGGCTTGCGGCCGCAACCTAGCTATTCAAGGTGAGATTATTGGTGAGGGGATTCAAGGTAATCGCTACAAGGTCCGTGGTCAGCAGTTTCTTGTATTTGACATTTACGATATTGACGCAGGCCGATACTTGACCCCTGCCGAGCGTATCACCTTTGTTGCTAAGCTTGACATCAAGCACGTTCCCGTGCTGAGGTCTGCGTTTTCAATCGAGGCACAAAAGGTAAATGACCTGTTGTTCACTGCTGAGGGTGCGAGCGTACTATGCGGAGTAGATGGTCCTGAACGAGAAGGATTGGTGTTCAAGTGTAATAGCAGCCAAGTGTCCTTTAAGGTGATTTCAAATTCTTTTCTCCTGCGTGAAAAATAATTTAGGTTGACACCTTTTTGATCCTATGCTATAATTGTGTTATACACACAGAAGGTTAGATATGACTCAAAATCAACAACTCTTTATCAATAGCATCTGCACTGCTATAGTGGCAGGTGATTTTGCCATGTTCTCAAATCCTGCTAACTGTGGCGTTAACTTTAAGTGGGACGAGTTCGCTGACATGATGGCCGCACGGTGTCGCACTGATATCTTTATATATGTTAAGTTGACCAAGAAGAACACTGCAGAAGTACAGGCTCATGCAGAACTAGTTGGACGCAGGGTTGCTACAGAATTGCTGTGGAGAGCGAGGACGGTATGAACGAAAAGATTCGACAACTTGCCAAGTGCAATGAACGTATCCAAAACTTTTTTGAGACAGGGCCGGTGCAACGTGCTGCTATCGAGGAGTTCGCCGAACTTATTGTTCGGGAATGTGCTCATTTAGTTGACACTCTTAACGAAGCATACGGAGCACCCAGCACTGCTGGAAAATTTATCAAAGAACAGTTCGGAGTTGAAGAATGATTGAAGATCGTATTATTGACGACAAGATTATGTTGAAAGACTTACTGGCCCAAGCTGTATGCCTTGGTGTCAAGGCTGGTCGTGGAGAACTCGATTATCCTGGTGCTTGGTGTATTGTCAATGACATTCTGAACGAGACCGAAGAAATTCTAAGTCACCGTGAACGAGTGCTTGGCATTAGAAGTATGTGTGTTCAAGTGGTAGAAAAATTAAATCTTTTGGCAGATCAAGAATGAACGCACGAATCACAGCAATTATGCAAAAGTGTTTTGACATCACTATTGACCAGCGCGGCCGCGAAGAATGCACCGCGGACTACACTAACATCCAGATGTTTGTTCAACTGATCGGGTTGGAGTGTATCAAGGAAATTGAAACTGCCGCTTATCACGATTCGTGTGAGGACTGGGAGTATGGGTATAACGCTGGGCTACGCAAAGCAAAAGAGTTGATTACAAAACATTTTGGAGTTGCTGAATGAACGAACGAATTGAACAACTTGCCGATCAGGCCGGTGCCGATATTTGGGGAGACCAAGTAATGGCTAGTCGGCATTTTGATATAGAAAAGTTCGCCGAACTTATTATTCGGGAATGTGTTGGAGTTGTAGAAGGTGGAAGGTTCCTACACGATCAGGCACCAACTGCTATCTTTGCTAAAGAATGTAGTGGTGCGATTAAACGACATTTTGGAGTTACGGAATGAACGACAGAATTCGTGAACTATACCTACAAGCCCATAGCATACGTCATTATGACGGTGATCCTATGCGTGAGGGTAATCCTCCTACTGTTTATTGGCAGGGTGAAAAGAGTGCTGAAAAGTTCGCCGAACTGATTGTGCAGGAATGTGCCAATCATTGTGATTTACTATTAGATCATAAGATTAGTTCAGAATGGTCAAGAGGAACACACGATTGTTCCAGAGCGATTAAGAAACATTTCGGAGTTGAAGAATGACAACAATTAATCTTGAAGAAATTCCGCAAGGTGTATTGGATGATATCGCTGATTGTTTTGAAGTAGTTACCTTTGAAAATTATATGAAACCGGTAACTGCTGAATGTGAACTCAGACGATCAAACTATCGTAGGTTCGTTGCCAACAATGTTGAAGGCTGGGCGTTAGATAGTAAAACGTTTGAATCTAAATTAATTACGGGAACTACAATGGAATGTTATCTTGTTCGGGGTGTTTTTACTGCCGATCCCGCAGATATCTATTCTGTCCTATCTGCCGGAATTGTGGTATCAAATTTTGGAGTTGCTGAATGAACGAACGAATTCGAGAACTTTACGAACAGGCTAGACTACAGGCCAAAAGCATCGATGCGGATCTTGATCGACAGGGTTGGATGGATCTGTATCACCAAAAGTTCGCCGAGCTGATTGTGCGGGAATGCTTGAATCAATGCTATAATCGTGGTATGAACGATGAATTGTATGCTGGGCAACTCAATGCCGCATGGTATATTGAACAACATTTCGGAGTTGAAGAATGAACGCACGAATTCAAGAACTTGCACTTGAGGCATTTGATCCGATAAACGCAATGGCATCTGAAGGTGTAGCAGATCGCCACACCTTTGACCAAGCATGGTTCCAACTGTATAACAAAAAGTTCGCCGAACTGATTGTGCAGGAATGTGGGACTGTAATCAATAGTGAAAATTATCGACAACATTCTAAAGGTTGGAATGATGCCATTCAATGGGCAGATGGTATGATTAAAGAACATTTCGGAGTTGAAGAATGATTACAGTTTTTGAAGCAACATACGATGTTACAGAAAATCGCCTAACCATAAAGATTAGGCAAAAATATGCAAAGTATGCTACAATAGCAGCTATACAATGGAGTTGATGATGATTGATACTGAACAGATTTATTCACAGTGTGTGTACGATGTTGACAACAGGTACGTTACCCTGCGTTTGAAAAATTGTGGAGTTAGTCAAAGTGGTTCGTTTTGGCTCATAATGTCCGACACGTCCGACGATCCTAAATTGGATCAAGAAGTCTCAATCTTCTTGACTCCGGATGATTTGAGAGAAGTCATTGCTAGTTTGACAGAGGCGCTAGAGAAAAATGAAAGAAGAAATTAAACTAATGTGGTCTGATCCACGTTTTCAAGTCTTGGCCAAGGTGCTTCATCTCCTTGAGGGAGATAGAATTTGGGGCGGTCAGGATTGGCATTATAACCCTATTCATCCTGTTAAGTATCTGCCCATCAGGGATCAAGTTCGCCAAGCATTGGATGCTGTTAAAGCAGAGTACGGAGTTGAAGAATGAACAACCAAAGACTCAAAGCCTTGCTTGAGGAAGTTGGATTTGTTGGGTATCGCAATGCCGCTGGATTTGTTAATATCCCAGTCCCTGCTTTTATTAGTCAGATGGATCAATTCGCTGAACTTATTATCCAAGAGTGTGCCAGGGTTGCGGTTGCAACACCTTGCCCAATTACAGACGAAGTCAGCCTGCAGTCTCAGGGGCACACCTGGGATATGGCTTGTGTCGAATCGGGGCGGGCTATTAAACAACATTTTCGGAGTTAAAGAATGAACGATAGAATTCTCCTACTTGTCGAACAGGCAATGGTAACAACACCTGTGGCAGAAGGACCACTTAGTCACACATGGTTTGACAGAGAGAAGTTCGCCAAACTTATTATTCAGGACTGCATTAGTCAAACTGCCTTAGTGGGTATTGGCAATTTTAATAATCTTGATATTGTTTGGGCAGTTGATGCATCTATTGACAATATACAAAGACATTTTGGTATCGTACCAGAATAACCTAGAGAACTATAATGTATATAACTAAAAAAGAAGTAGAAAGAATTTTAGAGGTTATGGCACCGTTTCCAGAAGTTGATAAATTTGATTTGGATCAAGACAATAGTTCTGGAATTGGGTCACTAACTACTTTAACTGTTCCTACTACATTGTATGGGATTAAGGGTAAATTTACAATTGAAATTTCTAATTTAGAGGATTGGTAATGAAATATATTTTGATACTTTCGCTAGTGTTACTAACAGGATGTGGGCCATATGCAAAAGAAACACGCTGGCCCGTTATGCCTGAAGGATTGCAAGATTGTAAAATCTATAATCTATCAGATGGTAATGGTCATGCGATTACAGTTGCTCGTTGTCCACTATCAGCGACCACGGTAAAGAATTCAAATAAGACTCCCTCCACAGCTATCACCATTGATAGTACGGAGTCGGCAAAATGACAGTGCGGTATTGAATAATGACCGTCATTAAAACTAGTATTGCAGAAGTAATGAATGATGATCCTAATAGTCCATTTTGGAAAAGGATTAATTCTACCCCAGAATTCAAAAAGTTTGAAAAAGAACTTGACAACATCATGTCGGTCAGTGTAAAATACGGTAAACCATATAACAATCTTACACATGAGGAATTAAAGAATGACATCAAAACCACTACTAACGTTTCGTGATTGTCCATTCTGTGGACATGACTTAAACAGTGATGATATTATGGACACTGTTTACCCCACTGATCGCGAGCGTACCTCCTGGCAAGTGGTATGTCAAACATTAGCAGGTGGATGTGGGGCTACTATGTACGGTGAAACTGAAGAAGAATCAATGGACAATTGGAACAGGAGAGCAAAATGAAACAATTAATACGTGAAGCGTTTGAAACTTATACTTTGCCAAACTTTCGGGATGGTAAGGTTGTGTTTTTTAATGGGGAATACAATAACGATACAGTACAAGAACATTGGGAAACTTTTCAGGAAGGATGGGAATCCGCTGTTAAAGTTCTCCAAGCAAATAAAATCAATAGCGAGTACACTGATATACTGAGTAATGGCGGATATGATCCACGCAATACTCACCCGTTAGGAATGCGTGAATGAATCACTATCTTAAACAACTAGCAGAACAAGCAGAACAGCACGCAACTAGAGCTATAAAAAATCTACCTGACGATGCTCCCGTAGGATTTATGGACTATTATACTGAACATCTAGTAAAATTGGTTATTACCGAATGTGCTCAGATAGCTGATAGCTCTTGGGATA